TTGGTGACTTTATTCCATCTGCATTTTTAAGGGCATCTTTTAAATTAGTTTGCATATTATTTGTTTTTAACGTCTGAAAAATCTAAGAATAATTGTACCGATATTTGTGCCAGTAATGGATTTAATATTTTCCGAAATACTAAACAATTCCGTAGCTGCAATGATGAAGCTCACAGAATAGGTGATTTGCGATGGCAGTTGGAAAGTTATACTTGCCCCGTGAAAAATCATGATGCCGCAGAAATAGGTCACCACCTTTTGCGAAGTCCGATATAAACCTTTGCTCGTTATCGGCTCTCCCCTTTTCTTTGCCGCCATGATTCCCGTGACCGTGTCTGCAAAAACAACAAAGATTGTAAATATCAAGAAATGTTTGATGGGTAAGAAAAACGAGAATAGCACTCCGCAGCAAATTGAATAGGCAATGCCATCGTAACCAAGTTTAAAAATGTTGTAGATAACTGCTTTCATTATTCAAGTTTTATTAACCTCACATCTCCATCTACGGTTGCAAATTTGCCATCAGCGTATTTATACAAGTCGTATTTTACGGAGTTAAAGGTAAAGGATATTTGATTTGTAAATGTAGATAAAAGTAGATTGGTTGAAATGGAATACACCTTGCCATTGTCAGGATTAAAGATTAAACGCTTGTTTACATTTAACTCAATGACTCCGTCAATAATTTCACCGTTAAAATTTAACCTCCAATCGCCCAAAAACTTTGCCGTGTCCCTTTGAGCCGTTGTAAAATACACAGGCTTACCGCTTATTTGAACGTGTAAATCATTGTAATAATTAATCCTTTGTACGGCTTTGCCCTTTGTGATAATAGGCTTTGCATGAATGGCTAACGTGTTGCTTTGCCTTTCAGCATCTGTGACAAGGCTTTGAATGGCAGTTGCAGAATCGCCTAATATTTGCTTTGAGCCTGTCACGGTTGAATCAGACAAAGTTGTCTGCTGAATAATGTAATAAATGTTGCCTTGCTTTTGGATGTACACGGTGTCTTTTACGACATCTTGCGCAAAGGAAAACAAGGGAAGGAATAATAATAGGTATCTCATTTTATTTATTTTCGAGGTTAATAATTCTTTGTTCAAGGGCTTTGATAAGGGCTTGTTGTTCTTGTATTGCTTTGGTGAGGATGGGTATAATGGCTTGATAATTTACAGACATTGACTCCTCAAAACTTACAACTTCTGGTAAAATTGTACCAATATCTTGAGCAATAAAACCAAGTTGTTTACTTCCATTACTTTTATAGGTATATTCTACAGGTTGTAATTTCAAAATATCATTTAAACCATATTTTAAATCAAAAATATCATCTTTTAAATTAAAATCAGAACGTGTTGTATATGCTGATGCGCTTACGTTGCCTCCAACATAAACGCTATCTTTTACTTGCAATTTATATGCACCATTATCGGTTGCTCCATAACCAATATTTACTTCAGCGTCCTTTGTAAATTTTATAATCTCTATTGGAGTAATATTACCACCACCACTTCCTGAAGTTGAAGTATAAAATGAGTGGTCACCATTTGATTGAAGATAATAACTTGCATAACCAGTACCAATGTATTCAACATTTGATCCACCGTCATAATAAAAGTTTAATCCCAATAAAAATTGATTAGCACCATCAATTCTTCCAGCCAATACTGTTGTACCAACACCTTTTCCTAATTCAAATGTTTTATAAACAGACGTTGTTTTTGATACTGAATCTGTACTCAAATTTCCTAAAGGAGAAATTAAAAATTGTCTTATACCATTAGTTGAAAATCCAAGTGTATTTGCTGCTGGTAAATACATTCCCGTTCCTGTTGCCGTGTTTGCCGTTGGATTAAACCTTGTAGCGGTGACTGCGCTACTAAATGTCTTTGCACCATTTACCGTTTGCGTTCCATAGGTATTTACATAAGCAATAGCTGCGGTGTCTGCTCCAAGTTGCCGCCACTTTCTCCCCGTTGCCGAAGCCTTGTAAGTGTAAAGATTTATATTTACCGTATCAAGCACAAAATAGGCAGCCGTGTCGCTCTTTGCAGTCAAAGTGGTATCTGAAGCCACGCCCCGAAAAATAAGCCCATCAGCAGTGGTCTGTTCACCGAGCGTTATTTTTTGATTTCCATTACTAGGATATTGCGCAAATGCAAGGCAAGGAAAAAGGAAGAGGAAAAGGGAAAGGAGTTGTTTCATGTTTATGTTTTAAAAATATTTTACAATGCTGAACCCGTGGCGATGATATACCAATTTGTTCCATTACTTTGAACGGTTATCCATCTCTTTGCTGGAATAGAAGATTCGGAAGCACCATCTATTCCTAAAGGTCTTGCATTTGAATAAGAACCACTTGTATTTAAAACAATGGATTGACTTGACCTTAAATTTGTAATGGTTAAAATCCTTCCAACTGTAAAACCAGATACGTCTGCTGGGTCTGGAAGTAAAATATACGCAGTGCCTGATGAACAGTTATTTACATAATTACCAGTACTTGTTCCGATTAAATTTGGAGAACCAGATGATCCGCAATTTGTAGAAACGGTAATTGGGCTTGAAAAAGTACCGTTGTTTTTTATTGCTCCTAATTTAACGTCGCTACTTGCCATATCAACAGTTGTCCCACTTTCTGATATATTACTTCTTTGTATTCCAGCTCCAATTGCGTCACTAAATTTAACAAGATAATCTTGCAATGGATTAGTAACATTTAATGTTTTGTAATTTGGAATATTTAAAGTTTTATTTATTAATGTTGCTGCGTTACTTGTTCCAAATGTTGTTAATTTTATAGTATCAGATAAGTTTAATTTACCTGCAAACCTTGAGGTAAGGTTTAATGAGGTGGTATCAGTATCTCGAAAGTAAGGTAATAACATATTTGTCGTATCTCCGCTTGTAATAACATTGTTACCGTTTTCGGTAATGTTGCCCGAAACGGTCAAATCTTTATGAATGGTTGTATTTCCTGTTTGTCTTACTATTGATATTGCTAATTCGTCGCCACTTGGGTCGGCTGAAAAAGAATCTCGCATTATAAATTCTAATCTGTCACTTGGAGAATTATACTGAATTTTTGAACCAAATTGAACGTCATTTTCGTTTCTTGCGTTTGATTCATAAAACAAAATTCTTGGTATATTATTTGAACTTGCATCTAACATTATATTTTTACCCTGACCTAAAGTCAATGAGGCAAAAGGAGCAGTATTAATGCCAATGTTATTACTTGATTGTTGAACTATTGAATTTCCTAAAGTTGACGCGCCTGTAAATAATGGCAAAGTATTTGTTGTTCCCGTTCCTGTTACTGGGTTGGTCAATGTGTTTTGCTTTGCTGAAAATCTTGAAGTAAGATTAAGGCTTAAAGTATCGGACTGAGTAAATAAAAATGAAGTATCAGCCGCCAAAGTTCCCGTCGTGTTTATCGTTCCACCCGTTAACCCTATTCCAGCCGTTACGCCCGTCACCCCTTGCAAATCGGTAAACGGCGCGGTCAATGTTCCACCGTCAAGCTGCGTTAAGGTTAATGTCTTTGTATCTGTTCCCGTGAAAACTGCATTGTTTATCTTGTCATTATACGCCGTATTCCATTCGTTTTGTTTTATGTCTGTTGGTATGGCATAGCCTGAGGCATAGCTTAACGCTAATGTTCCCGAAGTTGTTATCGGTTGTCCTGAAATAGCTAAGCCTGTTGGTACGGTCATGTCAACACTTGTTACCGAGCCGTTGTCTGAAAAATTACCCGATACCGTGCCTCCGTCTTGCTGAGTCAAAGTAATGGTTTTTGTCGTTGTTCCCGTTACTGCCAAACTATTTACTTTATCATTGTACGCCGTATTCCAATTATTTGAATTATTAGGAATAGAGGAAGCCCAAGCGCTACCCGTTGACAAGGCAATACCAGCCTCAGGGTAAACAGGATTTGGAAAAACACCCGTACCAATAGAACCAATTCCGCTGACTGTTGCGACGGTATAATTTGCACCTACTTTAAAGGATGTGGAAACAATGGTAATTTTATTTGTATCCGTTAAGTTATACTGGTCATTGTTTAAAAGTTGACCGTTCCTAAAAACTAAAATATACGCTTTTAATTGAATAGGAAATTTTGGTGTAATTGTCCACGTCAAAACACTTGAAGAGGCTGGTTGATATTCCTGTTTTAAAATCTTAATGGTATCGCCACCAATGGCAACGTTTATCGAATCCTGCAACCTTGCGTAAATGGTTGACGTATCTAAACGCAAAGTTCCCGTCGTTGTGATTGTACCACCGAGCAAGCCAAAACCTGAGGCAATGCTTGTCACCGTGCCTGTTCCTTTGGCATCTATCCTTGTAGATAATGAAGCCGTGTCCACTGCATTTAATTTTAAAGCGAATCTATTTGTAAGATTTAAACTTAAAGTATCGCTTTGAGTAAATAAAAAAGATGTATCAGCCGAAACTGTGCCCGTGGTTGTAATAGGATTAGGTGAAACAGTTATTCCCGTACCACCAGAAATTGAGGTAAGGCTTCCCGATCCTCCACCCGAACCAGCACCGCCACCACGGGGAAAAATCACCGTATAATTTTCACCTACTTTATAAGCAGTTGCACCGATAACCACGGAGGCATTGGTTGGTATTGTATATTGGGTAGGTAACAATATTTGTCCGTTACGGTAAACTTGCACTACATTTACGCCACCTACTACTAAGGTGTCACTTTGTGTCCAAGTCAAAGTTGAAGAAGAAACATTAGTAAAATCCTGTCTAGCATAAAATCTGCCGCTTGTATCTGCGTATGCTTTTGTTGCGTAGTTGGCTAACATGGAAGCCGTATCGCTAACTAATAATGCTGCTGTTGTATCTCTCCATAATCCACTTTTATAATATAAACTTGCGTTTGCAGAAGGTGACGTGATTGCAACATCATGAAGCTCATGCAATGCATAACCCGATGCCACTCTTATTGATATTGTGCCATTATTAATATGAGAATTAATACAAAAGCCTATTGGCATATCAATGTTTGGCGCAACTGGTTCTATATCTGTCCAAACACCTGCCGTAGTTGGGGATGGGTAAAGGATTGCCCCAGCCGCAAATGTATCGGTGTTAACTTGTCTTATCTTGCCAAAGGAAATAACATAGCCATCTTCTCCATTAGTTAAATCGTGTGCGGTTATTCCTAATAGCAATTTTGCATCTATTGTGCCATTTGCTATGAACTTTGCAACTGTTATTCTGCCACTTGCTCCCACCGTGCCATTAGCATATACAAGACTTCCTTTTGTAATGGTTGAGCCTGTCTGATTCTTAACAAGCCAAAAGTTTTTAAATCCTATTTCATTTGGCACTTGGTCATACATTCCCAGTACAACCGTACCTAACTCATAATCCCATTGCATTTTAGCCGTGTCAACATTGTTAGGGGAAACACTTGTATCAAAAAATAAAGAGTCAACAGGCTGCGTAAATGATCCGCCACCTACTAAAGATGCCCAGGCGCCTTGTTTCCAAACATATATACTTCCCGTTACACTATCTAAGACTAAATAGGCTTTTACATTCTTATCTGCATAG